TGTTGTAGTATAAGTGCATGCTTGCCTCTCTGTATTAGTTGGGTTTGCATAACAGGCAAAATTCATTTGTGGCTTAGGGTGATGCTGTTGTGTCCATCTTTCTGATAAACCTCTTAACACATAACGGAAAGTCTTATTAGATTCATCAAGCACTTCTGTAATTCTGAAGTAAGAAGTATTAAACCCTTTGAACCTGAAGTTTCCATTTCTCTGATCTTCATTAATAGTATCATTACTCCCTCCAAAGTTGTGAAAAATGCCTTGGCAAAAGTCATCTACGTCAATTGCACCATACTCGCCATCTTCGAGCTTTAAAGTAATAATACCTGACTGCAACTCATTTCCAAGCTCATCTGTATCAATCTCAACCGATTCAATTATTCCACCTCCAAAGGTGTCCCATCTGATGCCGGTGTATATGTTCACTCTATTAAAACGAAGCTCTGGCACTTCAAGGAACTCCCATAAACGAAGCCCTCTCATTTCACCATAACCAAACTCATCAAAATTGGCACCTGTGCCGACTAATCCCGGAACAAATTCTTTTGTTTTCCAACCTTTTTCAAGTATTGCTATTTGTTCTGATGTTAACCCTCGCAGAAATGTAATTAGACCTTGGGCTGTGTCAGGATTGACTTTCGAAAGAAATTGTTTGCTTCCTATTAATTTTATTAGACTTTCAGTTTGCTTTAAATCCACTGAACCACCCGAACCGCTTAATAAATAATTTATCTGATTTTGCAGTTTCTGTAAAGTGCCGACCTGTTTTTCTTCGGTTAAAGTTACTTCATAAGTCGGAACTCCATCATCTTTAATTCTTAAAGTGTCGATTATTATACTTCCGCTTATTCCTAAATCGGTATCGGCAAACATTAAATAATCTCCTTCGATTAAATCAATAGGATTCCGAGCCATATAAACAGGGGAAATATTGACTTGGTAGGTGTACCTTACATAATCGTTTTTAGAAAGATATGCTTGCCCTGCTTCTAACAATCTTTGAGACGCCGCTTGAATATAGACTTCGGGCATTTCAATATTTAAAAGGACGAACTTATCTCCTGCATTTATGTTCATTGAAGAATAAGGAAAGAATCTCCCTATATCTTCTGTCCTATTACAAGTTAAAACGTATTTATTCCCGACCTTTTCACAAGAAAGTATCTCGAACTCTCTACCGCCGTTCATACCTGTTTTAAGGCTTATGGTGGCAGTTTCTCCCGACAGGTAGTCGTTTATATCAAAACCAATATCTTTTATCGTTAATTTGAAAGGTGGAACAGTTTCGCCCTCTTCAAATAACCCATCATCAGTTATAGGAGTGCCATCTTCGTTGGTGATTGCAACTATTTCGTCTAAGTTACCGTTGTCTCCTGAATCTAAATCAACAGGTATTCCCGCACTAATTAACTCAGAAGCAGTCATACCCTCTAATGAAGGATAAATCTCTGGCAGGTCATTAGAGCCGTCAAAGAATACACTTCCCTCCATTATTCCCAACTCTCCTATGTTCGGACTGTCTAAATAAGGGTCTAAAGTAGAGTAAGGGAATGACGGAAGCATGAGGTTTTGCACAGCCATATTGGAGGGAAGAGGACTGGTTAACTTATTGTAATAACGTAATGGCAGATTGCGTGTGCTTCCGTAAACCCTTAATCTTGTAATTATTTGTTGTTCAGAATTGGCTACTTTGGTTATNTTATTTAATCCTTTTCCTTTGCCGTATTCGAAAACATTGTCTATTACGTTTCCCGCTGTTCCTATTGTTATTGTCCGACCTCTAATTATAAAATTAGACTTGAATGTAGTTAAAACTAAAGCTAATGCACCCCAAACGGTTAGTTTGTCGGCCCTTATAAAAACGTTCTTAACCTCTACGCCTGAATCTACGTTTACAGTCCATAAGCCTGGATAAACTCGGTCTAAATTAGCTTTGATTCTGTCCGCTAAATCATGAACAGTTGAGGCATGGAATCCAAATGTTGGAAGTGAGGAGAAATGAATTAAATTATCATTTAGAACATAGTCTAAAAATTCGCATCTTAGAAGTTCGTCTGCATAACTGTTAAACTTTACATTTTCGTAAGTAAACGCTTCTCCTGATTTATGTATTTCAGCTTTCTTGATTATTGAAGGGTCGTAGTTTAAAGTAAACCTCTCTCCTCGATAATCTATGTAATCTCCGAGTTCAAAGTCAATAGGTGATGGCGACTTGATGGTAGCTGAAAGGAATCTTTCACCCATAAATTCACCGTTATATTCGAGACTCTTAATCTCGCAACGTTCTATATTATTTTTGTCGTAGATTATCA